AATATTGATAGGAATAACAGCTAATGAGCAACATGTTCTTGAACATTGTCAGCACTTTCAAAAGTGACGGCATAAAACAGGCTACTAGCCAGCTAGGTGCATTTGGCTCTGTTGCTGGTGGACTCGGTTCGACTCTAGGCAAGGTTGGAGCTACCCTAGCCGGATTCGGTTTAGCAGCTAAGGCTGTTCAATTTACCAGTCAATCTATTGACTCTGCGCGTGACCTTGAGCGCAACATGTACTCGCTTCAAACAGTCTTTGATGGTTTTGCTCCAACTATGGAGAAGTTTGTCGAGGGCGCGTATGAGATTGGTCTAAGCCAAAAAGACGCAGCTAAAGCCTCGGTGTTCCTAGGCTCGGTTCTGAAGCAATCTGGCTTCAGTATGCAGGATGTTACTGATGAAACTCAGAAGCTTGTAAGCCTTGGTGTGGACCTTGCTGCTACCTATGGCTACGATGTCCAAGAAGCCTTGCTTGGTATGACTGCCTTGTTCCGAGGTGAGTACGACCCGATTGAGAAGTTCGGTGTCGCTATGAAGCAGAGCGAAATCAATGCCGAGCTTGCAGCAAGAAACCTTGATCATCTAACCGGTGCTGCTAGGCGTAATGCTGAGCAAATTATCCGTATGGAATTGCTCTATCAGCGAGCTGCTGATGCTACTGGTGCGTTTACCGGTCAATCAGGAAACTTATTTGTTGAACAAAAGAAGCTCCAGGCACAATTTGAGAACATGCAAGCCAGCATCGGTACTCAGTTATTGCCAGTAATGGTAAGCCTGACTGAAGCTCTTGTCCCCTTGGTCGAATACATAGGCCCAAAAATTGCTGAAGCTGTTACTGCCTCGCTTCCAGCTTTACAAGGTCTTACTAACCTAATTGAAGATATGAGCGATCAGTCAACTACAACTGGTCAAACAGTTGAATTTTTGACAACTACCATAGGTGACTTATTTAGTTTTGTTGCTCAAAACTTTGGAGTATTAGCGCAACTGGCCTTGCTAATTGGTGGTGTAACCATAGCGCTACAAGCTTTTGCAGCAGCATTGACCTTTATTACAGCTCATCCAATTATGGCTACTTTGACATTATTGGCTGGTCTATTCATTATCGGTGCTAACGCCGCCAATAACCTTACAACTGAATTAGAGGCGAATAAACGAGCCGCAGAATCACTAAACCCAGAGCTAAATGCCACAGCTTATCAAGCTGAATTTGTTGGTGGCAAAATGGGTATTCTTGCGGGGGCTACTAACAACGCAACTAAAGAAGCAAGGGCTTTGCGCGATGAGCTATTGAGGGTTCAAGACCTAAAAATTGCCAATACTGTCTTTGGCGGTACTGGTTTTTCTGGTTTACCTCAAGTACGCGCTGATGCAAAGAAAACATCGGCTGCTGGTGCGGCTGCTGTTACTGCCGCAGGTGCGGCTAAAAAAGCCGCAGAAGAACAAGCTGCCAGAGAGCTTATTGCTGCACAACAACAAGCCGCCAGAGAACTTGCTGCCGCACAAGCTGAAGCCGCAAGGAGAGAAGAAGAAAGATTAAGACAAAGGTATGAGGCATACAAGTCGTTTGCTGAGGCAGTAAAGTCAACATTCGGTGGCATAAAAGAGTCAATCGTTTCAGCCTTTAGCTTGCCTGATCTTGGAAATTCGGTCAACTCAATTACCAGAAACATCAAGAAGCTTTTAGAAAAAACTAAGGACTTTGCTAAAAACATAACCTCTCTATCCCAGCAAGGGCTTACAAATGACCTTCTTCAGCAGGTTATTGCCGCTGGTCCAATGCAGGGTGGCAGACTAGCTCAAGCTCTAGCCGGTGCTGGTGGCGGATTTATCGGTGAGCTAAACCAGGCTTACGGCGAGTTCGGTGGCATAGCCTCGGACATTGCTGGTGTGGGAACAACCGCAGCTTTGGCTAATCAAGAAGTAATCAATAACTATTACCAGATTGAGGTCAGCGGTGGAGTAGGCTCTGGCCCTTCAATCGGTAAAGCAATCGTTGACGCTATCAAGTCCTATGAGCGCACCTCTGGCGCTGTCTGGCAGGGCGCATAATGCCAGCTCCAGTAGTCAAGATTGAACTTGGTGCTGATCTAGGGGCTAGAGATGCTGACACATTCACGCTCGATGACCCAGTAAAAGGCCTGCTTGATAACACCCTCTACACGCTAGGTGGCACTCGGTTCTTTGACATTACTGACAGACTTGTTTCTGCTACTACTCAAAGAGGTAAAAGCGTTTCACTTGACCGCATTGATGCAGGAACTTCCAACATTGTTTTAGATAACGCTGACCGATTATTTGACCCTTTGTTTGTAAGTGGTTTATACTATGGCAACCTTGTTCCTGGTAGAGAAGTCAAAATAAGCTGCAACGACTTCCCTGTTATCCACACCTTTATTGACGACATTGACATTGCTTATGAGCCTGGTAGTCGCTCGGTTGTAAGTATTCAGGGCGTTGACGGACTAAGCGATTTGACTATAAACAACTTGCCAGAGGTATTTCCTGATGTTGAGCTTTCGGGTGCTAGGGTCACACGCATCCTTGATTTGCCAGAAGTGAATTGGCCTATTGATGACAGAACCATTGCCGAAGGTAGTAGCTTGCTATCAGACACAGACATCGCTGAGGGTACACAAACAATCAGTTATCTCCAGCTAATCGCTACAAGCGAGGCAGGTGAGGTATTTGTATCTAAAGACAACAAGTTTGTATTTAAGGGAAGAAACACGCCTCCTAACCTTCCAGACCTAATCTTTACCGATGAAGCATCTATACCTGGATACACAGTCATCCCATTTGCTGACTTAGGTGTTGTCTATGGAACCGAGGAACTTTACAACCGGATTGTAATTACCAATGACCAGATATTCCCTGATCAGGCCACTGCCGAGGATGCAACTTCTCAGGCGGCTTATGGGCCACGCTCTTACACAGTAGATGGGTTGCTAAACAATGACCCTGACGAGCTTCAGTATCTCGCTGATTTCTTGTTAGCTAGGTTTAAGGAACCTCAGTATCGCTTTAGCAGCCTTTCGGTGGTTATGGACATCTTGAGTGAGGCTCAGCAAGACGAGGTTCTTGATCTAGAGATTGGGGACATTGTTCAAGTCAAGTTCACGCCTTCAGGTATTCCACCAGCCATCCAGCAGTATGTCCGAATAATCGGCATCAGCCATGACTGGCAAAATAACGAGAAGCGTATAAACCTAGCCCTAGAGCGTTTGGACTTTACTATCTTTGTTCTTGACAGCCCTGTCTTGGGTGTTCTTGACGAGGACCGCCTGAGTTTCTAACTGCTAAACTTTAACTAAGACAAACAAGGAAAACGATGCCAAGACAAGTATTTGACTCTGGAGAAGTTCTATCTGCTACGGATGTCAACAACAATCTCATGAATCAGATGGTTATGACTTTTGCTGGAACCGCAGCTAGAGGCTCTGCCATTCCTACGCCTACTGAGGGTATGCTTACTTACCTAGCTGATACAAATACTTTTGAGTATTACAACGGCAGCAACTTTGTTTCACTATAAACTTTCAACCAGATAAAGACTAAGGAAAAACAATGCCAAGAAAAGTATTTACTGCCGGTGAGGTTCTTGCCGCCGCAGATGTAAACACCTATCTAATGGATCAGGCTGTTATGACCTTTGCTGGCACAGCAGCTAGAGGTTCTGCTATCGGAACTGCAACAGAGGGAATGGTCACATACCTTGCTGACTCAAATACCTTTGAGTTTTGGAACGGCAGTGCGTTTGTTGGTTTAAGTGCAGCTCCTGTTGCTGTGGATTATCTAGTAATTGCTGGTGGTGGTGGTGGAAGTCTTTTCTCTTCTGGTGCTGGTGCTGGCGGTGGTGGTGCTGGTGGTTATCGCAACAATGTTTCGGGTGAGCTAAGTGGTGGTTCTGCGGTTGCTGAGGCTGCCCTTTCTGTTCCTAAAGGCACTTTTCCTCTGACTGTTGGTGCTGGCGGTGCTGGTGCTACTACTGCCAGTGCGAGTGGTGGTAGAGGTAACTTCTCACAGTTCTATGTCATAAATTGTGTGGGTGGCGGAGCTGGTGGTATTCCTAATGGTAATTCGCTAGGCGGTTCTGGTGGTGGCGGATTTCGTGACCGACCTACTGCGTACCCTGGTATTACAGGTCAAGGATTTGAAGGTGGAACGGGCAACGCTTCATTTACAGGTGCTTGTGGCGGTGGCGGAGCTGGCGCAAAAGGTGTGAACGCCACGGGTAATGGTGGCACTAATGGTGGGGCTGGTTTAGCATCATCAATAACAGGGTCTTCGGTGACTCGCGCTGGTGGTGGTGGTGGTTCTGGAGATGGTGCTGCTGGTGGAACTGGTGGAACTGGTGGTGGCGGTGATGGTGGAGTTAACGATACTTCAGCTACTAATGCCACAGTAAATACTGGAAGCGGTGGCGGTGGTGCCGAAAGAACTCCCGCTGTCGGCGGTAATGGTGGTTCTGGTATTATTGTGTTTAGAGTTCCCACAGGAACAACCATTAGCTTCTCAGGTGGAGTAACACAAACTAACAGCACTGTTGGTAGCAAACAAGTTTATGTTGTTACAGCTACAAGCACTACGAGTGAAACGGTAACTTTCGGATGAGTCATTTTGCGAAACTAGATGCGAACAATTTTGTAATCTTTGTAACTGTCGGAAGACAGGAAGATGACGGCAAAGAGGCAGAGCTTACCGAGCGTACTGGTGACACCTACAAGCAAACCTCTTATAACACTAGGCGTGGCGTTTACTATGACCCTGCTACTGGTGAACCTTCTGCTGACCAATCTAAAGCCTTTCGAGGCAACTATGCTGGCTTGGGTTATTTCTACGATGAAGCTCTTGATGCCTTTATTCCACCTAAGCCTTTTGACTCTTGGCTACTTGACGA